CAACCTAGTTGCAGGCTGGCCCGGACATCCGCGAGACTTAAATGGTTTTACTTATATCTGTGGACTAGATCCTGCGATGATTGGTGATACCGCAGCTATCTGCTATGCCATTGACCGATCCACGAGCAAGAGGTACATAGTAGATGCTATTAAAATTAGCCGTCCGTCTCCAGCCGATATCCGTAATCTTATTTTTGATTGGACAGCACTCTACTCACCTTCCGAGTGGATCATCGAAAAAAACGCCTTCCAGTCCTTCTTAACACAAGATGAAGGTATCCGTATGCACTTAGCATCACGCGGAGTTGCCTTCAAGGAACACCATACTGGTTCTAATAAATGGGATGCCGGCTTCGGTGTGGCATCTATGGCTACCCTTTTTGGTACTAAACAGTTTGATGGTAAACACCATCGAGATAACTTAATACATCTGCCATCGGATCAAACTGAGAATATCAAGGCTTTGATTGAGCAGTTAATTACCTGGACTCCAACGACTAAGGGTAAGACCGATATGGTTATGGCTCTTTGGTTCTGTGAGATCCGCGCACGCGAGATGCTCAACTATGGACAGTATGCCACCCACCATATGAAAAACCCATTCCTATCTCGGCACGAGCTAGGCAAGCGAACAGTTATCAATATTGAAGAGGCTTTCGCAGAACAAAACAAAATGAGAATCATTTAGGAGATAACTATGGCTAAGAAAAAAGAATCGGCAGTTAGAGCGGCTGGTCGTTTTGTTGCTAATGAACTCCTTGGAGTAGACGACGCAAAACGTGCTATTAATAAAGCGCGTAAAGGTGATATTAAAGGTGCTATTAAATCAGCAGCTACAGGTGCGCTTGAATTAGGTACTACCGCCGCTGGCGCTGGAATTGGCGCAAAAGTTGGAGCAAAAATTGGCCTAAAGGCTGGCAAAAAAGTTGCTGAAAATGCGGCAAAGCGTGCAGGAGAATCTGCTGCTAGAACAACTGCTGAAAATACTAAGGCTGGTTCTTATGGCAAAGCAGGATCTGTTAGAAAAACAGCAAAAACAAATCCTAAAGATCCAGCAGTTGTAAAAAAAGCGTCTAACTCTATTAATAAAAAATCTTCTGAGTCTGTATCAATTACAAATCCAAAAAAAATTAAATATACAACACCTGAAAGAACTCCAGCCCAACGTCAAGGTAGCCAAAAAGCGCAAGATACTAAACGTGCTACTGCTATTCAAAAAGCAGGGCAAAGCGCATACAGCGCTTCTCGTTCTACATCACTAGCTCCATCAACTGGAAAAACAGTAGGAAAAGTAGTGGGAACGCAAACAGGAGTTGCCGCAGTAGCAGCAACTAAAAAAGTAAATAAGCCTTCACCTAAAAAGAAGTAAGGACCTCGCATTGTTATCAGTTAAAGAAGTTGACGCGAAACTATCGCGGCTACGTACACGCTCATCAGCGCGTGACCAACGTATGCGCGATGTGCTTTCGGTACGTCAAGGAGATATCTCAAAAGTATTTCCTTCTATGTTCTCAGAGGATTATCCAAAGCCTCTAGTTGCCAACTTCATTGACGTAGCAGCCCGTGACCTAGCAGAAGCAATGGCGCCACTGCCATCCTTTAACTGCTCAGCAACTAATATGGTTTCAGATACAGCACGCAAGGCAGCAGATACTCGTACCCGTATTGCCAACTTTTATATATCAAACTCTGATTTGCAACTACAGATGTACACCGCAGCCGACTGGTATAACACCTACGGTCTAGGTGTAGGTATGGTTGAGATGGACTACGATGATAACAATCCTCGTATCCGTATGCTTAACCCATTTGGTACATACCCGGAGTTAGACCGTTACGGTCGAGTTCTATCTATTACGCAGGTTATCGTTACAGATGCAGAGTCACTAGCATCACAGTATCCAGAGTTCTACGATCAGATCCTAGGTCGTAATCAATATCAATTATCTTCACCGTATATCTCTATGGTTAAGTACCACGATAAAGATCAGGACCTGCTCTACCTTCCAGAGCGCAAGAACCTAGTTCTATCTCAGACACCTAACGTATTAGGTAAAGCAATGGCATCTGTTATTATGCGTTCATCTCTTGACGGAGAAGCACGCGGTCAGTTTGATGATGTGCTATCTGTGCAACTTGCCCGTGCTCGCTTTGCTATCTTGCAAATCCAAGCCGCTGAGAAATCTATCCAAGCACCTATTGCTATTCCACAAGATGTACAAGAATTGGCTCTTGGACCAGATGCGATTATGCGTTCTGCTAATCCACAAGGTATCCGCCGTGTACCGCTAGAGCTACCACCTGGAGTCTTTACAGAGTCCGGCGTTCTAGAGCGTGAACTTCGTATGGGTGCTCGTTATCCAGAATCTCGTTCGGGTAACATTGACGCATCCGTTGTTACAGGTCGTGGCGTACAAGCGCTACAAGCTGGATTTGATACACAAATCAAGGCAGCACAAGCACAGTTTGCTCGTATGTTCCAAGAACTTTCTGCAATCTGCTTTGAAGCAGATGAGAAGATCTTTGGCGGAATCCCTAAGACTATTAAGGGAAGCGATGATGGAACACCTTATGTACTCAAGTACATCCCATCCCGCGATATCAAGGGTGAATACGGCGTAGATGTACGCTATGGAATTATGTCTGGTATGGACCCTAACCGTGCCATCATTGCTTTGCTTCAAATGCGTTCGGATAAACTCGTATCGCGTGACTATGTACGTCGTGAGATCCCAATGGATCTTAACGTTACACAGGAGGAACAACGTGTTGACATTGAAGAGATGCGCGATTCTTTGCGTGTTGCTGTTGCTCAATATGCACAGGCAATACCTGCTCTCGCAGCGCAAGGCCAAGACCCTTCACAGATTATCGGGCGTATCGCATCTGTTATCCAAGGCCGCCAAAAGGGGCAAGCGTTAGAGAACGTTATCGAAAAAGCATTTACACCAGAACCAACACCAGCTCCAACTCAAGCGATGCCACCTATGGCACCAGATATGGGGCAACAGATTCCAGCAGCAGGCGCGGCCCCAGCATCTGCCTCGCAGCAACCTCCGCAAACACAAGCTGGTTCGGCCCCTGCTGCTGGTCAACGTCCAGATATAGCTCAACTACTAGCCGGCATCACCGGCGCAGCATAAGCAGGGGAGGTGTAAATATGGATAAAGGATCACGCGCAAAGGCATCAATGGCAGCACCAAAGCAAGGCAAGATGGATACATCAAAGCCAGCAGGTGGCAAAGTAATGTTCGGAATGATGACTAAGGCTCGCAAAGGCAAGACAGTAAAAAAGGGTTAATTATTATTTGGAAAGGTGTACTGGGTTATGAATAACAATAAAATTCCACGCCCAGTACACCGTTCTGATTTCCTAGTAATCCTTGCAGGTTTTTTTCATAACTTAATGCAAACATTTGAAACACTCAGTGCAGAATTATTTGAACTATCTATTTATCACGCAAACCGTAAGACCGAAACTTCTCAGGCTTGGGAAGAAATGGCACAAGACTTAGAGACGTTAGGGGAAGACAAGTGACAATAGCACCAATGAATCCACTTGCTGGTCCTGCCGGTCCTGGAAAGTACTCCACACGTACAGATAATTTACAAATGGGATCTATTGCCTATGGTGAAGGTAAAGATACAGCCGCCATTCAATCTGGTGCTCCGCTTGCTAAGACATCAAATGTTAAACCAACACCACTTACAGGACTATACGATCCAACACAACGTCCTAATGAACCAATAACTTCTGGTATTGACCAAGGCCCTGGGGTTGGATCTAATGCACTTATGATACGTAAACCTGATGACAATAACTTTCGTGCAACTATTGCAGAATATATGCCAGTGCTTTCTTATGTTGCAAGCCTGCCTAACGCATCTCCTGAAACACGCGCTGCTATTCGTCAGTTAAGAGACTATGCGTGACTTGGTATAACAAGATTGGTGATATTGCCTCTACTGTAGTTAAGGGTGCCGTTTCATTTGGCGGAGATGTTCTTGGCGCAGTTGCTGCTCCTACACGCTTTGCTTTTGACATAGCCACTGCTCCTTGGAATGATGATAAAGATTATAACGGATTTATCAATACATTTAAGAACGCTGGGAAAAGCGCAGGATTAGATGTAGTTAAACCCCTGGCTTCTGCCGGCGGAGCCATTATGAAGGTACCAGGCGTTGCTCCAGCTTTTGAAAAACTTTATGAAATAAACCGTGATTATATCCGTGAACCTGCCACAACCGTTGCTCTTGTAAGTGGTGAAATTAATAAAACAGGTCCAGTTGCTTTTTTTAATCCTGAAGTATGGCGTAAAGCCTGGAATGGTCGAGAAGAAATCTCATTTGGTCAAGCAGTTGTTGGTCAATATAGAAATATCTATGACCCAAAATTTAATATCTATGATCCTGCCCAACGCGATGCAGCATTTAAGAAATCTGCTTGGGGTAAGGCACTTACTGGCACCGTAGATGTTATTGGTCAAGTATTTGGAGATGTAACAGTTGTTGGTAGCAAAGCCGCTAAAATACTAAAGGCTAGTGAATTAGCACAAGGTATACTTAAAAACGCTGATGATGTTGCACAAGCTGCTGAAGATATTACTAAAGCCCAATACGGAGTTAAAAATCGCTTTACTCCAGTATTAGAAAACTTTACTAAGAACGATTCATCCTATGCTATTAATCATCCAATGGTTAAATCATCTTCACAACCCGGTCTTCTTGCTTATATGCTTGGTCAATCAAAGTCTGTTGATGAGACTTCGCTAGTATTACGTTCAGCCCTTGGTGATCCAGCCGCTATGGACGAGTTAGCATCTGTACGCGTAGATCTTACCGATGCCCTTAAAGCTGCACGTAGTGATCTTAGTGCTGTAGACGAATATAAACTATTTGCAGCACCTGATGGTTCAGGTATGTTGCCATTTCTTAATGACACACCTGCTGTTATTCAAGAAGCAGAAGCCAACTATAAAGCGCTTGCTCAGTCAGATACCTACTTTGCTAAATTGTTTCAACTTGGTGAAGGTGGCGGGTCTTTAACACGAACCAGTGGCCCACTTGCTACTGGAGTTGATAATCTTATAGCAGAATCTCGTGCTACAAAATTTTATGACAAGGCAGTTGGTTCTCCAAAAGTAGAAGTATTTCAACCTACGCCATTTCACCGTTTGTACCAAAAGATATCTTGGCCACTTGGTGAACGACCAGCAGGTTTAGTAGATTTTAATGATGCTGATTCATACAAAGAAATCATTGCTACTATAAATCAAGCAACAAAACTTGTTGGATATACTCCGGAACAATCAGCATCACTGCTTAACTCTTATATTAAAGCCGCTAATCCAGAAGAACGTTATGCAGCAACAATGACTTTAGAAAACAAAATCTTTCGTGACATTGCCCGTAAAAACGGGATTGAAGATGATAACCTTGCAGAAACTATTTATAATAACTATACTGGTGCTCGTACCTCTGCATTAAAATCAATTCAAGATCGTGGATTTATGGTTGATCTTGATGAAAAAATTATTAAATATCCTTTACTAGAATCTCAGTCGGCTAACTACTTGCCGGTAATGGACTTTGGATTACTTAGCAACCTTCTCAAGCGTGAAGGTTCAACAATTCAAAAGTTTGCCGGTAATAGCAAAGATTATGTATTACACGGTGCTGATTACCTTCAAGATATGTTTAAGGCTGGAGCCTTGCTTCGCTTAGGTTACACACAACGCAATACTATTGATTCGTTTCTTCGTATCAGTTCAGCAGTTGGTGCTATGGCTAGTCTTAGCCACCTTGGTCCTGGAGTAAAAAACTTTGTTTATAATACAGGTAAAGAATCAGCACGTCTTGTAGATCGTTATCGCAAGATTGATGCTGGTCGTACCTTTGCTGAGGTAAATACAGATACAATTAAACTTACCAAAGAACTTGATGAACTAAAAACTAAAGTTGCAGGTCTTGAGGCAAGGGCTACATTGTTTCCAGATGATGCCAACTTAGCTATGGAATTGTCTACAGCACGTTTACTTCGTGAAGAAAAGTTAGCTGTTTATGACCATCTATCAGGAGTACTAGCACGTAACAGCCAAATGACTCCAAAGAAGCGTATTGCTTCAGGTTCATATGAAGTTACCACATCAGATGGTGAAAAATATATTCTTGATGATGCCTTTGGTGGTCCTCTTGGAGATATGTTCCGCAATATTGCTTCATCTGGTAGTTCGTTTTCACGTATGGTTGATACAAACTCAGATATTTACGCACGCACGGTCGCTTCAAAAGGTATTCAAGCTATTCGTCCAACAGATAAAGGTTACTTTGAGCAATGGGCGCAGACTTTACGCACACAGTTTGGTAACTCAGAAGTTGTACGTCAACTTAACGAAGGCAAAACTATTGACGAGGTTAGCAACTGGCTAATTAGTTCTCAACAGGGCCGTGATTTGCGCAAGCGCCTTAGCCTTAGTTCATCAGATGCTAAAGAACACGTTCTTCGCATTAACGGATTCTTCGATACATACTTACCACTAGGATCAGGTCTTCGTCCTAAGTTACGCGAACTTACCGCAGCGGATTTACGTACAACATTCAAAGATCCTTCAGATCTGCCTGTTATTCACGGTCATCTTCTTGAAGATGTTTTCTTTAATAAGTCTGATAAGCATATTAAGAAAGCAATTAACGGGTTATTTAAGTTACTAGGAACTATGCCTGAAGATGCTTGGTCACGTCACCCTCTTTATACACATCTTTATCGTCGTGAGTTAAAACGCCGTATAGATATTACAGCCGGATTAAAAGAAGATGGTCGTCTTACTATTGCAGAACAAGAAAAGATTATGTCTGCTACTCACAAGATTGCTCTTCGTGAGATGAAAGGCATCCTATTTAACATCGAACGTCGTTCTAATCTTGCTGCTGCTATGAAGTACATTAGTCCATTTTTCTCTGCACAAGAAAATGCTTATAAGACTTGGCTTAAGTTATCTGCTGCAAATCCAGCAATCGTTAACCGCGCCTACAATATCTGGCAGTCACCTAATCGTGCTGGTTTGGTTACAGATTATGAAGGAAATCCAATTCCAGTAGGTAAAACATCTGGAAACGATATTATTTGGTTATCGCTACCAAAGGGTCTTACTAAAATTCCTGGACTTGATTCATTAAATGAAATAGGCATACCAAAGCAGTCATTAGATATTATTTTTCAAGGCGGAATGGATGCAATCTTTAATGACGGCAACCCAAACTTTGTAAGTGACATTTTTCCGGTAGGTCCATATGCAGCAGTTCCTATCTCTGAAGTAGTAAAACGTCAACCTAAATTAGAAGAAGCTTTTAAGTGGGCGCTACCATTTGGTCCTAGCAAAAACGCCATTAGCGGATTCTTACCAACTTGGATGCAAAAGGCGCAAGTACTTGCCGCCAACCAGTCAGACCCACAATTTGCAAAGTCTTATCAACTAATCTTTGAGACGGAACAACAGAAGGCTAAAGAAGCCGGTCTTGGTCCAGTCAGTCCAAAAAAGATTATGGATATGACTCAGAATTACTGGAAGATGCGTATGGCATCTAACTTGATTATGCCATTTGCTCCACAGTTTAATAGCCCGTACAAGTTCTATCTTGATAAGGCTCGTGAGTACCGACGTATCTACGGCATCAATGCTGATGCTAAGTTCTTACAGGACTTCCCAGACTTCTTTGACTTTACTACAACGCTTTCTAAGAATCCAACAGGCGTTCAGTCATCTATTCAAGCTATTGAGAATATCAAAAAGTACGATGGCCTTGTAGGGGAACTAGCAAAGATTGATCCTAAGTTGGTTGGTCTTATCGTTAACGATCCAAGTGGATATGAATTTTCACAGGCTTCATATAATTACCTTTATGGTAAAAAAGTTGCACCAGATTCACCAGAGAAGTTCTTATCATCACAAAGTCCAACAGAAGCACAAAAGAAAACTGATGCCGAAAAGGGTTGGATTAAATACAACCAGTTGATGGATATTATTGATACAGAACTTAAGAATCGTGGTTTATCTTCTACGCAAGAAAAGGGTGCAGAAGATCTTGCTGCTATTAAATCATCAGTCTTGGAAAATCTTGCTGTTAAAAAAGATATTGCTGGACAGCCTGTATTAAATAAGACAACTGGACAATTAGAGCAGTCTGCTTGGTGGGATGATTATCTTGATTCAGATGGATCTAAAACTAATCGAGTTATTCTTGGTTTAGGAAAAATCCTCAATGATAAGAAATTTATTGCTGACAATGCAAATAACCCAACGTGGAAATCTATTAAGGCTTATGTAGAATTTCGTAAAGTTATAGCAAGCGAGTTAATATCTCGTGACACAAAATCTATTACCGCTAAGTCAAATAGCGATGTTAAAATGCTTTATGATGCAATGATTGCTAAGTTAAAGAATGACGACAAATTGGGCTTTGCCTATGTCTATGACCGTTTCTTATCTCAAGACCTAGTAGTAGATAAGTACCTAACACCAAAGGAATCTAAGTAATGGCAGATATGTATGATGCTTTAGTATCAGCAGGTCTTATGACCAAAGAGCAGGCCGATGCTGCTCGTTCTGCCGCTGCTAAAGCAAAAAGTACTAGCACTACAGTTAAACCACTTAAATCTGGCACTTATACTTCTACTCAAACCTCTGCACGTATCCCAGATGACTTGGCTCTTGCAAGCAAAATTAATGTTTCTTTCAAGAAATTCTATGGACGTGACGCAAGTCAAACAGAATTAGAGGCTTTGCTTCCAGAATTGCGTAAGCAGTACACCTCTAAGGATGGCAAGTCTAAGACTACGGTTAAAACAGTTTATAAAAATGGTCAACTTGTTAGCACTGACTACCTAACAGCAGAAGGAATAGATCCTGCTGATTGGGTAGATGAGAAAATTAAGTCACAGGTACTAACTGGGAATCAACCAGTAAACACTCTTAATATTCCTGCAGGTCCAGCCGGAGATTACTTTGTTAAACTTAAAAATTTTGCTGGTAATAATGGAATTCGTTTATCAGATGATGCTGCTACTGCTTATGCCAATCAAATTGTTGGTCAAGCAATAAGTGAGGACACAGTCCTTAATACTATTCGTGAATCTGCTGCAACAGCCTTTCCATCACTTGCTGAAAAGATTAAAAATGGAATTAACCTAAAAACTTTGGCAGATCCTTATATTCAGTCAATGAGCGATATCCTTGAGATTCCTGCATCATCTGTAGATTTATTTGATCCTAATATCCGTAGCGCCCTGTCTTACACAATGAAAGATGGAGCTGTAGGAACTAAGTCTATCTATGACTTCGAGCGTGAACTACGCAAAGATTCACGTTGGCAGTACACCGAGAAGGCTCGCAAAGAAGTTGCTGGAGCAACTATGCAGGTTCTTCGTGACTTTGGATTACAGGGGTAATTATGGCAACACCAAAAAAACAAACGACATCATCCTCTGCCGCAGCACTAGGACTTCCCACTTCAGTATTATCCAAACCAATACCAACTCCTAAACCAACTCTTAAGCCAACACCAAAGCCAGTTGTAAAACCAGAAGTGCCATCAGTTCCAAAAGGAATTGCGTCTACACTTACTCAACTTGAGCAAGAAGGCACAGATGCCACAACTGCTATTAATACCGCTATGGCAGAAGCCGACACAGCAGCGGCTGCGGGAGATCTAGCACTTGAAGAAGCAAAGACAGAAGAAGAAAAAATAAAGCCTGGTAGTGCATCCACTAATCTTGTCGCTCCAGATGGAACTGTGTTTCAAGATGCTACAGCATATGCTGCTTATGTTAAATATCTTTCAGATAAGACATCAGCATTTGATATCCAAAAGCGTTCAAGCCAATCAGCATTTGATTTAATGTATGCAGAGTTTGCTAACTATGGACTAGCATCTTTAGTAGAACCACTGCGCGGCTTAGTACAAAATGGTATTAGTGGAGATGAGTTTACTCTTCGCTTGCGCGAAACTGATGCTTACAAAAAGCGTTTTGCTGCCAACGCAGAGCGTATTGCTAAAGGATTAACTGCTCTTAGTGAAGGAGCATACCTTGCTAAAGAAGACGCTTACCAAAGCCTTATGCGAGAATATGAACTTCCAGAATCTTATTATGCTAAAGATTCACTAGGCACCCAACCTGGATTTCAAAAGTTAATTGCTAACGATGTGTCAGCAGTCGAACTTCAAGACCGATTAATTCAGGCTAAAGATCGAGTCATTAATACTAATCCAGAAGTAGCAACTGCACTTAAAGCCTATTACCCAGAAATTAGTAATGGCGATATACTTGCTTATGTGCTAGATCCGCAAAATGCACTTAAAGACATTCAACGCAAAGTTACAGCAGCCGAAATTGGTGGAGCTGCAATTAGTCAAGGTCTTACAACTGGAGTCTCACGTGCTCAAGAACTTGCTGGTTATGGCGTAAATAAAGCAATGGCTACTGAAGGTTATTCTACAATCGGAACTGGATTGCAACGCGGTTCAGAGTTGGCATCTATATACGGTGAATCACCTTACACACAAGCAACTGCAGAATCAGAAGTATTTAAACTTTCAGGACAACAAGAAGCACGTAAGCAGCGCCAAAAAGTAACTGGACTTGAGAAGGCCACCTTCGGTGGTCAAACTGGACTAACTAGCGGAGCGCTAGCAAGAGACCGCGCAGGCGGTATATAAATAATAGACCTACTTTAAGCCGACCGGACTTAAAGAGCGAAACTTAAAACCGGTAGTCAGAGCCATATCCGATCCCCATCGGAATATGAGGCTGGCGAAATCAACTAACTGATAGGGAGATGGACTATGTCCAATTACGAGTACGAGGATGAAGACGACGATATCACTACAAACGATTCGTCGAATGACCTTGTAAAGCAACTACGCAAGGCATCAAAGCAAAAGGATAAAGAACTGCAAGAACTTCGTTCTCAGTTTGAAAACCTAAGCAAAGGCCAACGCGAACGAGCAATTAAGGATGTCCT